CCGAAGACGAGGACGAGGAAGCCGACGAAGAGTCGGAAGCCAAAGAAGGCGAAGAGGAAAAGTCCGAGGAAACCTCAGAGACGAAAGTCGAAGAGAAGACCGAGGAAGCCGCTCACGAAGCGCAGGGGCGTGTCCCGTCCGGGCGTTTGCGTGAAGAGGCCGAGAAGACGCGCGCGGCGCAAGCCGAACGCGATGCGCTCAAGGCGCAACTCGACGCGGAGAAGACGGCGGCTCAAAGAGCTATTGCCGAACTCAATGCGAAATTCGAGGGCTTCATTGCTTCGCAACGCCAGCAGACGCTTCAACCGAAGCCGGAAGAGGCCACGCCCGACCTTTTCGAAGACCCGACAGCTTTCATCAACCATCTGCAAAAAGGCTTCGACGCCAAACTCGCCGCCGTCAATCAGCAGATCAAGGACCAGCGCATCAACATCAGCATGGAGTTGTCTCGCACACGACACGGCGAGACGTTCGATGCGGCATTTGGCGCCCTGAAGTCGCTCGACGCCAACAACCCAGACAACCGCCAGCTTGTGCAACGCCTCATCGACGCGCCGAACCCCGGCGAGGCCGTAGTGACGTGGCACAAGCGCAATGAGGCCCTTCGCGAAGTCGGCGACGATCCCACGGCCTACAAGGCCAAGATCGCCGAAGACACCCGCAAGGCGCTGATGGCAGACCCGGAATTTCGCAAGCAGCTCGTCGCCGAACTCCGCGGCGAAGCGATGACCGGCGACAACGGCAGGCCCCGCACAACCGTCAAACTCCCGGCGTCCCTGAATCGGGCGGGCGGGAACAACGCGCGCGCTCCGAACGATCTCGAAATTTATGACGGATCGGAAAGCGCGACATTCAGTTCGGCTTGGACAACCTAAGTCGCCTCTATCAAGCGTGTTGGCTGAAAGGCCCTAGCGCCGGCTATGGACGCGACCAAACAGAAAGGACAGGGTTATGGCCGCTTCCGTAACTCAGGCTAATAATAAACTCATCGTATTCCGCAAGCAGATTTTCCGGGAATACGTGCGCGAAAACCTGTTCAGCCCCTACATGGGGACGGACATCAATTCGATCATCCGCGTGATCCCCGATCTCGACAAGGGCGGCAAGAACGGCGGCGAGCAGATCAACGTCCCGCTGATGGCCCGCCTTCAAGCTCAGGCCATTGCGTCCGGGCCGATGGTTGGCAACGAAGAGGCTCTCGACAACTACGGGATGCGTCTTTGGATCGATTGGGCGCGCAACGCCGTCGTCATCAACAACGCGGAAGAGCAGAAATCTTCCATCGATCTCTTCGCCGAAGCGAAGCCGATGCTCGTCGATTGGGGCAAGGAACTCCAGCGCGACGAAATCTGCGACGCCTTCTACGCCATCCCGTCGCAGTCGTCCCCAGCCGGCCTTGGCTCGAACAACGGCCAGCGCGTCAACGGATTGCTGTTCGACGCGGCCACAGCGGCGCAGCGCAACACCTGGATTACGGACAATTCTGACCGCATCCAGATCGGCCACTCCAACACGGCGAACCTCTCAGCGGGCAACTTCACCGCGTCGATGCTGAACATCACCACGGTTACGGACAACATCTCCGGCGCCATTTTGATGACCATGAAGCGTCGCGCGAAGAAGGCCAACCCGCGCATTCGCCCGTTCAAGCTGAAGGAGAATGGGACGGAATGGTTTGTGCTCTTCGTCGGTCAGGAACAGTTCCGCGACTTGGCGAACGATACCGACATCAAGACGGCGAATCAGAACTCCCGCGCTCGCGAGCAACAGGGGTATATGAAGAACCCGATCTTCGTCGATGGCGATTTGCTCTACAACGGCATCATCATCCGCGAAATCCCGGAGCTTTCGCTGCGGCTCCCCGTCTTCTATCAGACGGCGGGCGCCGCCAACGTCCAGGTCGCCCCGGCGTTCCTGTGCGGTCAGCAGGCGCAGGCTTGGTGCTGGGGCAAAATGCCAACCCCGACGTTTAGGAAAGAGGATGATTATCAGTTCCTTCGCGGCGCGGGCCTGAAGATGGCCTACGGCATTGGCAAGCTCGCCAAGCTGACCCCGGCCAACAACTTCCGTGAGTGGGGAGTTTTCACGGGCTTCTTCCCTGCTATCGCGGACGCCTGATAACACATAGTTATCAGAGCATTATGTGACATGCTTCCAGTTCTTTCCGATGTCTATGTAATAGACGGCGGTCTTGGTTATGCCGAATGTGGTGGCGATGGTTGATCTATCAACTCCGTCCGCTCGCATTCGGCGTATCTCTCGCACAATGTCAGGCGTAAGTTTGGCCTTGTGATGCTCAACGCCTTGAACTCGTTTTAGGCTAGGGCAAAGAAACTTGAAGCAATGTTTCATGTTCGCGGAACGTGTGACGAGTTCAAAATTATCTAGGCGGTTGTTATGTTTATCGCCGTCGATATGATTGATCTCGACCCCTTTCGGGATCGTGCCTCGGAAGGCTGACCAAACAATCCTGTGGACATATTCCCTATGGCGCTCATTATCCCGGCTCAAGTCGATGGCGAGATAATTGTTGCGCTGGTGGGGGCGAACTATCCGCCGTAGTTTTTGTGGGTTATCGCCATGTGTTGCGATGCGCCGCACTTCGCCTTCGGCTGAAATCTCGTAAACCCCGACAAATCCAGGGATAGAAGCCCACATTTCGACCATATTCCACCTCCATAGAAACCACCCTAAGGGGAGGTTTTTATGGAGTCAACCTCTCGAAAGGTTAAATCCATGCTGAAAAACTTCCACAAACTCGCGACTGCGCTCGCCATTGCGATGGCGTTTGTCTTCGCGCCGATCATCTCGGCCTACGCCTATACGATCGATCCGCAGGTCTACGCGGGGACCAAGCTCATCCCCTCGCGCTATTGTTCATACACGCAGAACGTCTGCTATACCCGCGTAACGGTGAACTTCAACGACCCAAACATCAAGAACGGTATTTGGTTCGCGTCGATCCCGGCGAGCGCCTACATCCTGGCGATTGATGCGGACACGACCACCGCGTGGAACGCTGCGACGACGAATGTCCTCACGCTTGGCGTAACGCAAGCGAGCGCCAACGAACTCATGGCGGACTGTGGCACGGCAACCGCGTGTGTCAGCAACAACACAACCACTATCGCGACCGGCGTCGTTCACTTGACGACAGCGGCCGGCCTCGGCGTGGCGGTGACAGCGAATACGTCGCTCCAAAAAGCCTACAGTTCGTCGGGGACAAGCGTAGTTCCTGCATATCTTGCCCTCTACGCGAAATATACGCAGACCGGCACGGCGGCGACGACTGGCTCCACGACCTTCGTTATTACTTGGACAAAAGCGGACGACCAGTAAAAATGGCCTGGCCGAAAGGGCGTCCTCGGAAGGCGAGAGTTGATCTCCCGCCTTCCATCACCATTACCGAGGAACCAGATATGCAAGACGATTTCGAGGAATTTGTGACCTATCTCCCCGGTGAAGGCGATCCGGTTAAGACCAAATGGCGGGGGGTCGAATTCATTGCCAACATCCCGACTCGCGTTGCGAACAAAGACCACATCGAGGCGGCGCGCGCCAATCGCTTCTACCGCGTCGGCAATGACGCGCCGCAAGAGAACCCAAACCGAGCGCCGACTGACGCGATGGAATACCGCGGGCATGTCCTCGGATGGATGGAAGGCGTTTCGACGATTGAGCAGCTCGTTAAGAATTGGGCTCAAGATCGCGATCTCCGGCTGAAATGCGAAATCGGCCACGACGACATCTCCTATCTCGGAACTCTGATTGAGCCGAAGCTGCGCCAGATGCGGCTGTCGGAGGGCTTGAGCGATGCCCAGACGGCCGAAATATGGATGCGGTATGGCGTTTTTGAATTGCCCTGGAGGGCCTGATGGTTTCGACGCCGTATTACACAGCGAGCGATCTCGTCACCGAGGCGCTTGCCAATCTCGGCGTCATCGCGGCCGGCCAGACGATTGCACCCGAAGATTTCAATTACGTCAACGACCGCCTCGATGCGATATTCCGCAAACTTGGCGCGTTGGAAATCGTCTACGTCGCGGATCCGGGGAACATTCCGGGCGAGTGGCTGATCGATTTGGCTGCAATTGTCGCCGGGGAGTGCGCGACGAAGTTTGGCGCGAGCGCGGACTTCATTGGGCTGCTCATCTCTGCGGGGTTGGGATCGCCGCCAGGTTCGGGGACGGCTGCGATCTCGCTCAAACAAATGACGCGAGGAAGACCTACCGGGGAAGAACAAAGAACATATTCGTATTGATTTATAAAGAAAATATGCTATAAAAGCGAAGGCCGAAGCAGCGTCAACTGCAACGGCCCTCTAACCACTAACCCGAGGAACCGGGCCAATGGCTGACATCAATTTAGACGATTTACCCCGAATACGCAAAGAAGCGCTGGAGACGGGGAAGAAGCATTATTTCACAGGTAACCCGTGCCCAAATGGTCATATCGCGGCGCGTTTCACACTCAGTCGGAATTGCGTTGTATGCGCTAGGGAAAAAGTTGGAAGGTGCCGTGCTTCAGACCCAGAAAAAGCTCGTCAAAAAGCGCGGGATAAATATGCCGGTTCTCTGGAAAAATCCCGCAAGTATGCGCGGGAATGGCAGATGAAAAATGCCGTAAGGCTCCGAGCAAAGAAGGAATCAGCGCCGGAGAAATATCGTGAGCGTTCGCGCGTCAATGCAAAGGCGTGGCGTGATCGGAACCCCGAAAAATCTATATCATCGACGCGAGCGTGGCAAAAATCTAATCCAGACAAGGTCCGCGCCATTGACCACACCCGCCGCGCACGTAAATTCAATGCGGATGGCGCACACACCGCGAGCGACATCGCCCGCATCCGCGCTGCGCAGAAAGACCGATGCGCTATGCCAGACTGCCGAACGAAACTAGGAGGCAAGGGCCACGTGGATCACATCATCGCGCTCAGTAAGGGAGGCTCGAATTGGCCCCGCAACCTCCAGCTCCTATGCGAGCCGTGCAATCTCTCTAAGAGCGCTCGCGACCCGATTGAATTCGCACAATCGCGTGGGATGCTAATCTAAGATGGGCGTACAGGCTCCCGTCCCGATTCCGTTCCCGCTTTCTAGCTTTCCTGGCTCAAGCCCTCAAGAGTCTGAAGGGCGTTTGATAAACGCCTATGCCGAACAATTAGGCGAGAACGAGCAGAAAAAGTTCAAACTGGTTCGCTCGGCTGGCCTCTCTCTCTTCGCCGCAACGCCTCAGAGCGGCTATCGCGGCGGGATCGCAGTCAACGCCATTTCGTTCGAGTGCTGGTCGGGAAACTGCTCGACGGTTGACGCCAACGGGAACGTGACCTCGCTCGGGGTTCTCCCCGGCACAAGCAAAGTATCTCTCGCGCGCAACCAGGCGGCGCCGGTCCCTGACGTCGTTGTCGTCGATCCCGCCGATGGTGCTTTCGTCATAGGCAGCGCCGCCGTTACGCCGGCAACCGCGACGGTGACGATTGGAGGCTCGGTCTTCACCTCCGGCGATGTAGTCACCCTCGACATCCTCAACCCCTATCTGTCGGCGACGAACGCCAACGGGTTTCCTGTTACGATCAGCCATACGCTCGGAGCTGGCGAGACAGCCGCGACCGTCGCGGCAGCGCTCAACTCGGCGCTCAACCTAAACGCGGTCCTGATCGCGGCGAATGTGTCTTCGACGGTGCTCGGCGCCGTCATCACGGTTGACCATCAAGGATCGGTCGGCAATTCGACGTCCATCGTTGGGGCGGTGACCACGGGAACCGAGACGATCACGCTCTCTCCCGTGTCTGGCAATTTGACTGGCGGGCAAGGAACCTACGGGGCGTTCACCGGAGCGCCAACCGCTTACACCGGGCAAGGCGCGATGGCGCAGCCTAACTCGGTGTGCTTCCAAGACGGGTATTTTTTCTTCACCACGGGCGCGGGACAGGTTTACGCCACGGTGTTGAACGGCCTGATTATGAACGCGCTGACTTACATCACCGTTCAAGCCAAATCCGACGTTGTGCTGTTGCGCAGCATCCCGTTCTCTGGCCTTCTCATGCTGTTCACGACTGGATCATGCGAGGTTTGGCAAGACGCGGCGATACCGTCTCCTAACTTCCCATATTCCCGCCTCGTGGTCCTCGACATCGGGCTCATTCAATCATCGGCTATCGCCGGGTTCGAGACGGGGTTTTCCGAGCTTCTATGGGTGGCGCAAGATTTTGGCGTGCATTGGATGACATCTGGTGCTTTGGCGCACATAAAGGCTTCCCCGCCCGATCTTGACCGGCTGATAGAGAATGCAGTCGTCGCCGGACAAACAATCGACGCCGGCTGCTACATCACGGCAGGAAAGA